AAAACTACCAGTTGGTTACTTGTTTTAAACCACTCCAAAAATCATTTTCATTTTTCTTAACTTTCTCCGATTGTTGTGCATAATAGAATGCAAGTGCTGCGGACTCATCATCTTTTTGCTTGTTTTGATTATACAGTTGTCTCATTGATTCCTCTTTACTAAGCGGTGTAGCATTTGTAGTATCTCTATGACGTTTATATTCATCTACTGAATTAAATTTTTGCATTTTATTATAATCATCTTCAGTAACTGGTATTACGGATTCAACATAAGCTTGACGTAAATCTGTATAACCCATTCCCTCACTGCTAAATAAAGTTCCAGATGTAAAATTGCTATCATAAGCCATTAAAGAAGAACCGCCAAATGTAGATGAAAACGTATCACCTACCCCGGAATATGTAACAATTGTCTTTACTTCTTTTTTTCTTTTCTCTATCTCTGAATTCATTTTATCTTTGGTGATATTTGTAGGTGAAAAAATAATATCTTCATCTGATTTTAACCAATTACCATAACCACTTGAAACTGGATCTTCAATACGATGCTTATCAAACTGTTCATTAAACCAGTTATTAAAATTTTTAGGATCCTTAAGATCTTTATTCATTACAAACATTTTATCTAATACTTCTCCATTATTAGAATCATAATATTCGTTTTTATCTGCGGTCTTTTTTGAGTTTACTTTATTTTGAAATTCATAAATGCCTAGTAGTTTTTTATAAGCGGTTGAAAAAAATATAAAATACTTATTTTCTAATTGACATTTATCTGGGTGAGTTTTTAAAACAAGTTTTTTACATTCTTTCATTAAATCTTCTGTTAAAATCATAGATGTACTTAATCCAAATAATTTATATAATTCTGGTCTTGAATAATTATCAATATTTAAATCTAATTTATCATAAGTTTTTTTTTCATATTGAACATTTTCTCTCTTTTCTTCTGGAACAATATTAAAAGGATTAACATTTTCAAAAGGGTCAGATTTATATCCATTGTTTGTTTCTTTAATTTTAACTCCACCTTTGTGACATTTTGTCATAGAATTATTGGTTTGGTTTTTATTTTGTTGTTTTGGTCCTTGCCTCATTTATTAATTTAATAGATTATTTTTTAATATTAAATTAATACTATATATTTTTTTATTTTCTTGATTTTCTCAATGTTTGGCTCTACCTTTTCTAAAGATAGAAACTAAATATCTAATGAAACTGTATTGCTTGCAGACCCCTTTTTACGTCTTCCGCTTTTCTTTGGCATATTTCCTTCTGTCTGTAAATCTTTTAAATCGCTAATACTAATTGTACTATTATCGTTTGTATTAGAAACAGGGGAAGTATTAATACTTGGTTCTTGAATATTAATAGTCTTGGTCTTTAATCCAGAGAGAATATCAGTTATATCACTAGGTCCCTTCATTTCAGCTCTAGATACCGGTCTCTTACTTGTTCTCTCTTGAAAATCGGGTCTTTCAAAATTCTCTCTAAGACTAATACCATCTTCTGTAAAAGAACTACGACTCATATTTAAATCAGGTCTATTTGAGTAGTTATTATTTCCAGGACGTCCTTGTGGTGGTGGCGGAGCATTAGGACCTTGAGTAGCCATAGGCGCCGGTGGACCACGTCCTTGAGGTTCAGGATTCATCATATTATTCATAAAACCAGAAAACCCTGGTGCGGTTTGCGACATAGAATTTACAGCAGCATTTTGAAATGAACGCATCAGATCCGGATTTTGACGCAGAATATCATCCATACCCGGCATAGCGCTTTTAAACATAGTATTACTCATATGTATCATCATAGCACTGCCGCCTAGTTGAAATAAGAGCTTCAATTCCGGAGCCATAGATGCTTTGCTTTTATATTTCTCATATAATTCACCAAAAACGTCATCATAATCATTCATATTTTCTTCTACTTGAGAACTCCATCCGTCTAATTTAATATCAAATGGGTCAAATTTGCTATTTAAAAATTCAATGCCATTAATACACGCCATTAACATATTACCTTGAAATTTAACAGAGTTTTGTTTTGTTTTCTCTTCCATAATGGTTTCATATTCACCCATCATTTCTTGGAGAGATGAGTCCATAGTGTATTTTTTGGATAATTCTACACCTTTTTTCTCAAGAGTTTCTAATTTTCTTAAATATTTAAACTTTTCTCTTAACATATCTTCTTTGGATAATTTTGGTTCCATAGGAATAGATTTATCTGGGTTTAAAGGAATATTATTAAATTTTCCATATCCATCCCAAGTATTGTTATCATTATCAGTTTGTGCAGTACCTTGACCAATATTAGAATCGCCTCCGAGTTTAATTGATGGTTCTTCAAATGAAACACTAGGTTTGCTAAAAAAATCAGATTTTGGTTTAAAACTATTACTAGGAATATCATCTACTAAATTATTTAATTCATTTTCTAAATTATTTAAATCTTCTAAATTAATATCGCTAGCTGGGTTTTTATTTGTTTGAATTTTATCATTCATTAATAATTCAAGACCACCGCCAAAATTAGTTGATTTATTTTCCCAATCATTATTATTATCACTAAAGTCCAGCTCAGTAATTTCTAACATTTCTGACATTATATCTATTCATTAATTAGAACATTTAATTTTAAGTATTACGAATTAAAAATATATATTTTTATTAAATTAAAAATATATAATATTATATAAAAAACTTATTACATATTGTTATGATTTATAAACCATAACCCTTGAAGAAATGAATCAGATAAATCATCTTTTTTCTTATGTTTATTAAAATAATCTATATGTTCATTAAATCTAAAATCATTTGTAATTATTTCTAAACATTTCGTAATTCCTAATTTTTTTCTATCACTGTATTTTGTTTTTAAATTGGTTTTATTTTCTTTATTTCCAGTATTTGCAGTATTTTCTTTATTTGCAGTATTTTCTTTATTTTCTTTTTTTATAGTATTTGTAGTATTTTTTGTGTTTAAATTATTAAAATCTTTTAATTTATTTGCAGCAGAAATAAAGTCTATTTTGTCTACCTTTATATTTGACATAATAAAATATTGAACAATCATTCCTTGTATCGTTTTCATTCTAGTAGCAATTGGACTAATTTGATTTTCTATTATAACATAATCTATTTTTTTTTCATTTTCAAATAATTTATTAAATTTTGTTTTAATATTATATCCTATATTAAATAAATCCACGTCTGCGGCTTTTTTATTCTCAATATTTTCAAAATAATTTTGATTAATATATTCATTTATTAACTGTATTAAATCCATTTTTTTAATTTTTGGTGAATATTGAATAGAATGTTTATTAGCAATTTCATAAAGTTTCTGAATTTTTTGTTTATTAATAAAAGAAGGTTTTTGTTCTGATGTTGGTATTTGTAATATTTGTTTTTTTGAGTGTTTTAAACAAAAAGTTTCATTGTTTTTTTTAAATTTAGATGGTTTATTACAAACAATATTTTTTTCTATAAAACCACAAAGTAATATATCGTCTTGTTCAGATATATTTATTATATCCCATTTTGTAATCTTAAAATGCTGTAAACTTTCTGGTTTTTCTAAAAGACAAAATGCCAAATTTTTAATACCAACATCAATAGAGAGAATCTTCATTTATAATACTATGTATAAAAAGTTATTATATTCTTTTAACTTTTTATATTGTTTTATTTATTTTATCTATTTTATTTTGCAATATTAGCAGGAATAATAGTAGGTGCTATTAGTCTAGAGTTTAATTGCTCACTTGTTAAATAAGGATTCTTAAGATCACTGTTACAGTAACCAAATCCTGGTTTACTTGTATCAAATATACTTCTAAATTTATATGGAACATTATCCGACGGTGTTCTATCAGTTTGAACGTGTGGGTCAAGACCTAATGTATAACAAGCTTCGCCTGAATTATATTTCATAATTTGAATACCATTATTTTGAAGATATTGACGATAAGTCCAATTAGATTGTATACCTTCTTTAGATTGTATTCTTTCATTTACTACTGCGTCAGGTTGCCACTGCGCCCATAATCTACCATCTGACATTATAGGTGGTGAATTAAATTTATAGTTATTACTTCCAGAATAACAGTTTTCCCAACTATAGTTTGTTGAATTATTGCTATAACAAGTTAAGCTTGACATATATATATATTCTATATTTATAATAAAAATAAAATATTTTCTTAAATATTTATTTACACCTTAATAATAGTTTTTTGCGCTTTTTCAGAGTATATTTTTAAAAATATTACTCTTTTATATTAAGTAATGATATATCATATATTATACTAGTCCACAAAACAAAATTTGAAATCCACCTATAATTTGAATAACAATAAACAGCTTTTGCATTCTTTATTAAAAAAAAATCTACTATTGTATCTATATCAGATTGTATTTTTGTATGATACGGTTTATTTAAAAATACATACACATCTTTATTATTATATAAATCAAATAGTTCTTTTTTGAATGATAAAGAGTCACTAATTATAACTGCATTTTTTTTTATATTTTTTAAAAAATTTTCTACAT